ATCGTTACCCTTGTCTCTATATAATTGTGCATCTTCTTGTAATGTAATTGACATATCAACTTCAATAGGTGCACCATTTTTATAGAATGCATTTGTTGATTGGTTATATGTTGTATTAAATGAAGTAATTTGAGTTCTAAAAATTTTAGGGAATGCATAATTTCGATCTTCTCCTAATTTAAATTCTACTTCAACAACTGGTGGATATTGTAATGCTATATTACCAACCTTTCTTGGATATGTAGCTTTTCTAAATATATTTTCAATTAATGTTATCCTATTAGTATCATCTTGATTTTGTGCTGCAAATTTAAATGCAAAGGTAAAATTTCTAATATTTTGTGTTTCGTATGTAGCCCTTTGATATTTATTTACAGCAATTCTTTGGTTTAAAGCTAATGCAGAACCAATCATACTTGTATCAGCTCCAAATAATCCTTGGAACCCTTCTTTACCTAATAGCGCTCCCGCTGTAAGATCTGCATTTGAAGCATCGGTTGAAGTATTGACTATTGCACCCGCATAATTCTTTATTGCTTCACCACCACCTGATAATAAGGTTAAATCCATAGCACCGTAAACTGCACCGTCTTCAATTGATAATCCTGGAGGCTGTGGTAAAAATATAGATATTGGTTTATCATTCATTATTTTAAAATGTAAATAAGGTTGATCACCCTTTATATCTGCTGGGAATCTCGTTACGAAAGAGTTTGGTTTGTCTGACATTTAATGTTATTTCCTTTATAAATAAATATTTACTATAGAGTTATTTATATGAGTTACAAAGGAAGATACACAATTAAAAAGCCAGAAAAGTATGCTGGTGACCCTACAAAGGTAGTTTACCGTTCATTATGGGAAAGAAATGCTTTTCGGTGGTGTGAAAATAATCCAAAAGTCACATTATGGAATAGTGAAGAGGTTGTTATACCATACAAATATAGTGTGGACCAAAAGTTACATAGGTATTATGTAGACTTATTAATAGAATATAATAAAAAGGTTTATTTAATTGAGATTAAACCTAAGAAAGAAACAATACCTCCAAAGAAAAAATCCCGTAAGACTAAAAGATATATTAATGAATCATTAACATTCGTTAAAAATCAAGATAAGTGGAAAGCTGCTTCACAATTTGCTGAACATAATGGTTGGCAATTTCAAGTATGGACAGAGGAAACTTTAAAGAATCTGGGCATCAAAGTACTCGCTAAGTAGTATAAATATACTATATGGCAAGCTTATTCGACACATTACAAGCAAATGCATTCAGAGCGGGTGTACAGGCACGTACGAAGGATTCACAAAAATGGTTCCAAGGTAAGTTACAAGATATGACAATGCCTAGTAGACAAAAGCTTTTAAAAGATACTGCCCTCGAAAGAACTGAAAGAAATTTAATTGGTAGTATGTATATGTATTTTTATGACCCTAAGCATAAAAAGACTTTACCATATTATGATAGATTTCCTTTGACAATTATGGTACAAGAAGCAAAGGATGGATTTCACGGATTAAATCTACATTATTTAAATTATAATACAAGGGCAGCATTTTTAGATGAACTTATGGGATTAGCACCGAGTAAATTAACAAACGAAACAAGATTAAGAAAATTAAGATATGAATTATTGCAAAAGGCTCGAAAATACAAAGAATTCAAACCATGCTTTAAGCATTATTTAACAAAACATATTAAAACTCAATTAACAAGAGTTCCAATGACTGAGTGGGAGATAGCAATATTCTTACCAGTCGAGCAATTTAGAAAAGCCAATGCTCAAAAAGTTTGGAAAGATAGTAATATAATAGCGAGAAAATAATGAACCCAGATAGATTATTATCAGCAATTAATAAAAAAGGTGGAATAGCAGAATCACATAGATTTAATGTAATATTTAATCCACCAGATACATCGCTACTTAATTTAGATTTAGAACAAGTTATATCAAGTGCCGTAGCCGGTTCATTTGATGCAAAGAATTTAGTTAATGACCCAAGGGATATTACATTATTATGCCGTTCGGTAAATATGCCGGGTAGACAAATTCAAACATTTGAATTTCAGGCCCATAAAAAAATGATTAAAATTCCTAATGGAATAATTAACGATGACGTAAACATGTCATTCCTTTTAACGAATGACTATTATGTTAAAAAAATGTTTGAAAATTGGATGCATAATATATTTAACGTAGAAGATTATTATGCAAACTATTTAGATGACTATGCTGTTGATGTTATAATTCAACAGTTAGACAAGAATGACATTCCGGTGTACGGAGTGAAATTGAAAAAGGCCTTTCCAATAACTATGGAAAGCATTACATTTGATAATAATAATGAGAATGCAATTAATGTTTTAAATGTTGGTTGGTCTTATGAAAATTATGAGTCACAAGGCTCATTGACTTCAGCTGCTAGTGGATTATCCAATCAGTTGGGGTCTATATTTGGATAATATTATAGGAGAAAATTATGGCGTTGCCGGTATTAAATACAGCCAAGTATGAAGTAACTATACCTTCATCTGGCAAAACAGTTACATATAGGCCTTACTTAGTTAAAGAAGAAAAGGTACTTATGATAGCATTAGAGTCGAATGATGAGAAACAAATTCTTCGAGCTCTTAAAAGTGTTGTAAATTCATGCATAGATAATGTAAATGCAAATGAGTTAACAACATTTGATTTAGAATATTTATTTTTGATGCTACGTGGAAAGTCAGTAGGAGAAAATATAAATATTAATGTAAAATGTAAAGAGTGTGATAGTCATACTCCTTATAACATGACATTGGATAGAATTAATCCACCAGTTGTAAATAAGGAGTTAGATAATAAAGTTATGCTAACAGAAGATATTGGTATAACTTTAAAATTTCCACTTCTTGCAGATATCGAATCATTAACTTTAAGTGATGATGATAGTGATAATATGTTCGATATCGTTGGTGCTTGTATTGATACAGTGTTTACAAACGACAGTGTACATAAAATGGCAGATGAAAGTAAAGCTGAAAGAACTAAATTTGTTGAAAGCTTAAGTGCTGATCAATTTGGAATGATGACAGATTTCTTTCAAAGTATTCCTGCCATGAATGCTGAAATTAAATGGGATTGTATACATTGTAAAGCGAAAAACGAAGTAGAGTTAAAAGGTCTTCAAAGTTTTTTTACCTAGGCCTCTCTCACGATAGTCTTGTAAACCATTATAAGACTAATTTCGCGATGATGCAGCATCATGGTTATAGTCTAACTGAGTTAGACAATATGCTGCCATACGAAAGAGAAATATATGTTTCACTACTTACGGAATGGATTGCAAAAGAGAATGAAAGAATAAAAAACGAAGAAGCTAAACTGAGGAGATAATAATGGCTGAACAAGATAATAGTAGAAACGAAGTCGAAATAGATTTAGATAAGTACATGGCTATGATCGAAAAGCTTGATGAACAAGAAGATAAGATCAAAGAAATGCAAGATGAAGCTAAAAGAGCAAGAGATCAATTAGCTCCACCTAAACATAAGTTCATGGATTTATTTTTAGATGATAACATACTCAATGAGAAATCAATTATAGGATTCATATCATTTTTCCTAATGGTAGTATTTGGAGTATGCGATCTCGTAACAGCATTCATGGGTAAAGATTTAGTAATTTCTGATACAATATACACATCATTTGTTGTAGTAACACTTGGTGCATTTGGTATATCAGAAGCAGGAAAAGCATTCGGCGGAAAATAATAAATGGCTCAAGACCCAAATCAAAGAACATTTTCAGAAATATCACAAAGTTTAAAAGATATAAACGAACGTGATGCTGTTAATAATCAATTAGCAAGAAATGAAAAGCTTTTAGATAAAGCAATTGATAATAAAAATAAAAAGTTAAATGAAGAACAAATAAATCAATTAAAACAAACTAAAGCTTTACTTAAAAATGATAATCTTCAAAATATGGAAGATAAGCGAGAAGCTAATAGACAATTAAACGAGCAACTTAGACTTTTAGGTATTATTGCAGATAAAGAATCACTTAGTTTAAAAGATCAAAATATTATTGGTAATATCATTGGTAGTGTTTTAGCTCCTATAAGTTTTATAGCTGGTGTTGGATTTGGTATTAGAGATAGTTTAGCTCGTTTATTAAATTTATTTGATATAGAACTAAATAAACCATTTAAAGAAATGCTTAAAAAATAT